TAGGTCGTTCTCCTGGGTTTGTGAGGAAAAAATTAATTAGGTCTGTTTTGAGAGCATCTGATGTGGTATAATTGGGAATAAAAACAGCAGGGCCACTTAAAGGTAAATTTACCCCAACCGCAACATTAGGGTTTAAATCTAAAGGATTTATCTGCTGTTGATTAAATGCCATTATTTACCACTCATTAAAGACATAATTTGATCCATTCCTACTTCACCAGCACCTAAATTACCGTTTACAGGATCACTTACTTGTGGTCTAAATGGAACTGCATCCTGTGAAGTAAAACTCATAGCAGTTTCACCTAATATGTCAGCATATTTTGATTTAAGATCCATTGTAGGTTGGGTAAAAGTAGGTTTTGGAGTGGTAATAATTTCAGTTACAGTACCATAGCCTCCTACTCCAATAGGTGTTTTTGGTGTACGAACTGCTTCTAAAAGAATTTCTTTTAATTCTTCTTGAATTACTTCTCGTACAGATTCTTTAATTAATTTTTTTAATACGTCGATTTTCATATGATTATAAATATAGGGTTAATCTGCTTTTAAATTATTTTGTTGAATATAAAATATAAGCTCATCTATCAATATCTGATCAATTGAACTGAATGACCATTCTCCTTGTAACATAACAACATTCTGTTTATTGGTTGCTATAGCTCTTCTACGTTTTAATGGGTTAGTAGTTGGTTCAGTTTCAACATTTAATTTGAATCCATTATATTCCGAAATTAAAGGAGAAGTTTGGGCTGATTGTTGAGTTGTTAGGGCTATTAATTCAATTGAAAGTTGTTCTTGGTTAGCGTCAGGATAACATTTTTGAACGAGTTTATCAAGTAAACTAAGTAATTGAATAGCTTGTAAAAGGGCTTGTTTTAATAAAACTAAGATAGCTAATACACTTGTACTAATTTGAGTTAGAGTTTGAATTTTATCTTTATTATTGTCTTTAGTATCGTCCAATTGGGTAATAGTCCCTACAGGGATTCCAGGAACATAAGGAATACCTGTTGAAGTAGGTATAGCTAAAAGAGCAGTACCATATGCTTGATTAGATTGATTTAATAAAGATATTAACTCAGTTGTTATTCCTAACGTTTTAGTAGTGATATCTACTACTTTGTAAATATTGTTTAATTGTTTAACTAATTTATTTTTTTTATTTATTATAGAAGTTAACTCCAATTGGGATGGACATGATGATTTATTAATAGCATCTAAATCTTTATTTTGAACTATTAAATCAGTAGCTTTAGTTATACCAAATTGTGATATTAAAGTTAATACTGTAGGGATTAAAGTTGATTTAATTGTATTAATCTGGTTGGATAAGCGTTCTTGGGAAAAGTAATCAATATTTTTGTCTCCTTTAGAAAGTTCTTTGATTTGATCTGTATTTAATTGGGATGCTTTAATTTTATCTTGTTCTAGAGCAACTTTAGTAGGAGTTAATGATATTACCCCTAAATCGGTTTTTGCAGTACCATCCCCTTTATATGGAATTATTTCTTTAGATTCATACCCAGGGGCAGAAATAATAACTTTTGGAAGACTTTCAGAATTTTCTGTGGTAATAGAGGATGTTAATTCTATTTCTATTTTACCATCAGATGATGATTTTGTTTGAGTTACTAAAGATGGTTCTGTTGGGGATTTAGATTCCTCAACCTGCACTTTAACCCCTTGAATAGATTGATTAGTTTCATTATTAATTACTTCCCCCGAAGTATTTATTATTGGTTGAGGTTCAGGGAGTTCCCATAAATTAACAATGGCAAGTTGTTGAAGTTTACCTTCGCTTGCCGTTCCTATTAACCCCAAAGATTTTAAATATTTATTTAATGCTTGAGGTGCAGCATTATCATCCTTAAGGGTTCCATCTAAATTTCGAGTTCTACTAAAAATTATACATCCTAAAGAATTTCCTTCTGAAGTTCCTCCGTGGATAAAAACTCCATCAAATGCTAGGTTTCCTCTATCAGTGGCAAAATCTGGGGAATAGATATCATTATTATATATTTTTATTCCTGTAGGATCGGATATGGAGCTAACTCTCATTCCTAATCCATCTACTAAGGATTTTTTTATGCGGTCACTATTTGTTTTTCCATCTAAAATAATATTATATACACTAGATGGGATTCCATTAAAATTATTAGGATCTTCTACCGTATCAGGAATAGCAGTTTTGGCATATTTTTTCTTAGGTCTAACAGCATCTTCTACAGTAAATCCTAAAATTTGTTTATTATACCACATAGTACCTGTGGTTCTTCCTCCTCCAGGAGTTCCTGATATAGTTGTTTCTCTAATTACAACAACATATTTCGGGTTTGAAAGTAATATTTTTATAGATTCTGGGAGGTTATCAAAGGCAATGTATTTTCCATTTAAATTTCCTCCAATAGGAGTTGGTAAGTTAGTAGCTTCTGAAAATGGGTAGCTCATTTTAAATGGTTTTTACAAAATTAGATTTAACATCATCTATGTTATTATATACTTTTTCAAATATTTTTTGAGCAGAATTAGCTACAGTTAATACTGTTGAATTAGGAACAGAAGCCCCAGCAGGCCAGTCTTTAACAGTTTTAAGAGCTTCAGTTAAATTTTTTAATTCGTTAATCAATATTTTTAAATAATCTACAGTATCATTTCCTTTCAAAACAGCTTGAGAAGCATCTTTTTTTCCTAATCTTATGTCAGTTCCATCTAAATAAATCTGTTCAGCTTCGATATTTATACTTTCATTTGAAGATAAACCAACTGAAATTTGTCCACTAATTAATACACTGTCACTCTTAGCATTGATTGTAACTCTATTTGAATTAAGAATAATCTGTGGATTAGTATATAGAGCGGGAGTTATGGGTGGAGTGGTATATGAAAAGAAATTTTCATTCGCTGTGCTAAATGGTATTTTTTGGTATGATGTTAAATAAATTGAAGAAAGATCTCTATTTAAATCTTCTGTTATTGGAATCCAACCCTCATCAGATACATTTGTAGGTTGACCATTTCGTATAATAGTAATAGGATCCCCATTTGAACCTGTTACAGACCAATTATTATTAATAGCTACTGGGGGGGCAGATTCAGGTGGGCGAGCTGTACTTCCAAAACGGATACTTTGGCCATGTCTTCCTTCTAATAAAACATCACCCATAAATGGCATTAATGAATGAATATCTGCCTTTTCTACAAATGTAAATTGTGAATCATTTTTTTTACTGTTTAATTCACTATCAGGAAAATATTCATTATCATTTCCTACCCTTCTAACAGACCCACTTACCGCACTTAAAGAGGCATAATCATCTGATTGGCTAGATGTTACATTAATGTTGGGTAAAGGGTTTGGGTATGCATCATGATGGGGATGGTTCCAAATATTTACTGGGTTTAGGTAAAAATAGGAAGTAGATGAAGCTAGTCCTCCTGTTTGATTATTTGGGATTTTAATTAAAATAACATATTCATTAATTAATGGATATGTCTTTAATTGAGGGTCATAAGGAAGAGCAAAATTTGTACTATTATTTGAATCTGTATTAGTTCCTGTTCGATTAACTATCTCATAAAAAATAGCCCCGATTCCATTATACTCTCCTACAGTTGTAAAATATGGATGATTTTCATTAAGTACAATATCAATAACACGAGCAGTAACTATTACATTACTTAACTCAGAAATTGAACTTATTATACCCGAAGATATAGATGTTTGATCTACTTGAGCCGTTTTATTTTGCCCAACATTATTTACCCTATTGATTGCCATTAATCCTTAGGATTGAATTTTTTAACTTCAGATAACAATTGTTGTTTTTCTTCTTCAGTCATCCCAAACCCATCTTCTTCTGATTTACCAGTAGCAAGAGCACGTTGGATAATAGTAGCCATTTTAATTAGCTGCTCATCATTTTTGATACCTAATTCCATATATTCCTTGATTAAAGGAACAATCAAAGTAGCATCACCAATATCATTAATAAGTGGTTTTAATTCACCTATTAAAGCTGTGATTTGGGTCTCTTTTTTCTTTTGGTTTTCGTAAATTTCCTTAAGAATGTCTGAGAATTTTTTCTTGCCAAATACGTTTGATTCTAAATTACTCATATGTATTGTTTTTTTATAAATATAAACAACTACAAGAGTTGGAAATTCATATATCCATTTTCTAAATAGAACAGATAATTTTTCTTAAATATACTATATAAAACACCTGCTATTTTAGTAATTTTAGGAGTTTTAGCATCTGGGATCATTTCATGGATATAAATGTAAAGTGCTTTTTTATTAAATACATCTATACTATCTCGTTTTCTAAATAATTCTAAAATCGCATCTGCAATTTTGGCATCATATTCTTTAGGAAAGACTTCATATATGTTAAAACTAACAAATTCAACATATTCATCCATAAATTTAGATAGGCGATCATCTGAAGCATTGATGTCCATAGTGTAAGTATGGGTTTCATCTTTAAGTAATTCATCAGTTGATACTTTTTGAGTTTTACTTTTATAATTTTTCTCATTATATAAAATACACCAACGTTTTACAATAGTACCAAAGTATGAATATGCTTTAGCTCCATTCTGGGGGTTAAATAAGTGGATTTTAGAGAGGAGAAATACTATAATCTCATGTTGTAAATGTTCTAGATCTTCTACTTCAGTATGATAGAATTTAAATGTATGGATTATATTTTGAGTTAATTTAAAAAATGCATAATGAATACGGTCTTCATAAATTTTACTTTTTAAAACAGGATCGACCGTATTATTATATAATACGATCGCATCCTCAGTATCTTGAGTAAAGTAATTTTTACTTCCCGGTTTTTTAGGCATTTTAACTAAACTTTCTAAGGTTGAATTCATTTAGGATTTCTTGAATTTGAACAATTGATTTAAATATTTGCCCAACTTCATCATCCGCTTGAAATACACCTCCACGATCTAATTCTTTTAATTTCTTATCTGAAATTTCAATTGTGCGAGATAAACGATCAAGGTAAATTAAGTAACCTGATAAAACATCTTCTTGTTTTTCTACTTTACGCATCAAGTTAAAAGTCGTGAATCCTAGAATCACGACTAAAATTGCTAAAATGCTAATTATTACTGTTGTTATCATAAGCTATCTAACATGTTTTTTAAACTATCACTTTTAAACGTACCTAAAGCTTTAGTTTTAGTTGACGTCTTTTTAGATGTATTGGGTTTATTTCCTAATGTAAAATTCCCCTTTCCGGTATCCACGGACTTTTTACCTTCTTTTAACTTAGGCAACCATTCACGCTCAAATTCAATACGTGACGCCATTAAATCAGCCTGGTGTAAAATATAAGGAAGTGAGGTACGTGGTTTTTGTTCTGGCATATAATTTAAAAGATACTTCTCATTTCCCTTATCATATAAACCATCATGCGTTTGAATAGCAATCATTTCATTAAATGTGTACTGAATACCATATGATTGGAGGAGAAATAATCCTCTATCAGGGACTGAAGCAAATGGGATTTTAAGATTAAACATATAATCTTCTCCTAATTTATCTTTTCTCCATTGATCCGTCTGAGGGATATATGAGTCCTCATTCTCATCTCCCATTTTACCCAAATCATGATTTAGAGCTGAGAATATTAGTTCTTCAACAGTAAAAGTAGACATATCGGCTCCCATATTTTTCCACACATGATATAATTCACTAGAGCATTTAATAACGCGTAAAACATGTTCTACATATCCTCCAGGGAAAGCATTATGATATTCTTTTTTATGCGAAGCAGGCATTAAAGCTAAACGCTCTTGATAAGTTGAATAAAATTCTAATAATTTTTCTTTACGTGGAGATGAAATATTGGCTTCAATGATACGCATTAATTCATCCCAATTTGCTTGGATTTGTTCGGCGGTAAAATTCATAACTTATTTATTCTAGATTAATTTTCTCTTTCAACGATGGATTGAGTATCCTCTTTTAGTTCAAGGGCCTCTTGTAAAATTTGTCGAGCAGCCTCTACATTTCTTTCATTTAAAGCACTTCTCAAACGTTTCAATTTCCCTTCTAAAGACTCCAAGCGTCTCAATACTAATTCTTTATTTTTCATTTTTATTTATTTATTATTTTTTCTTTATAACCTTTATTATTTCAATAATTTAATATTAAAATATAATTAAAGATAATAACTTTCTTTTAGGCAGGCAAGTTCTTTTCTATAAAGTCTTGAATCTTTTTTAAATGAGCACATTTTTCATATTCTTCGGTGCTTTCAAAATAGGAAATACTTAACTTCAATGATACCACAAATTCTTCATTTGCATACTGTTTCAAAGCATCTTTCCAATTTTTTTTCCTTATTTGAACTTGTTCAATCCAAAACCAAGCCCTAGTAAACATCATATATTCACCCGCTTGATCTATTCCCTTCACATCCAGGGAAGGATCTGCTTTAGCAAAAAACTTAGTAACTTGTTTAGAAAATAAGTGCCCATTCATAATTAACTTATGAAACATACCTAACTTAAAATGAGGGGAATCTTTATAATCCTCTAATTCAGCTTCAAGCTTAACGCGCTCAGGATCTTCTTCATCCGGGAATCCAAAAAGTGCAAATACTCCTTTAATTGACATATGAGTTTATTAGGTTCACATATAAATATTTGTCGAGTTACCTCTGCTTCATTCCCCCCACCCTTAAACAACTATATGTATATACTATGATTTAATTAGAATCGTGCTTTAGCACCGGAACCTTTATACCAAGGTAAACCTTCTCTTCCCTTAAGGATTTCTTTCCATTCGGTTTGAGACATTTTAATACCATTAAGGTAATATTCTCGTTTACGATTATCCCCTTGAGGGATTAAAGCCGGACCTTCCCAATTATGAAGTTTACCATCAAAGGTATACATAATAGTTCCGTCGGCAGTTGTGATTTTTTTACTTGGTTGATACTTTTGATTTTCCATAACTTTTATTTATATACTTTAAATATACGAATAAAATTTATTTTTTCAAAATACCTTTAAGAAATAACAAGAGAATACATCCCCGTTCCTCTCAAACGATAAGTAGACCCCGTAACGTTAACATCAGGGGTAAAAGTCATTTTTGTATCCCCAGGTTGAACTACTATTCCTACCGAATAAGAAGAAGTAACCAACCCCATAGAAGCAGAAGCTTTGATGTTTCCTGAAAAATTAATAGCGGAACCTGAATTATAAAAGCCTTGATCATTTCGGTTTGTTTCCATAACGAAATAGGCCGAAGCGGATGGGTTCGAGAATGTAAAGGTTTTAGTAGAACCCGAGGAAATATTTTCACCCGAGGAGCCGGTTCCGTATAATGAAGGAAAAGGGTAAGTAGCCATTTACTTGAATAGGTTAAGGATTTCAAAGGTTGCACATGCAACAATTGCAGTGCAACCAATGAAAAAATAGACGGGGATTAAAAGGGCTTTAAAAATCATTTTTTAACGCTCCAACTAAACAAACTGTTTAGATATTTTTTACGTTTGGTACAATTGCATTCTTGTAAACCAAACCATTCTTTGTAGCGTTCTTGGGTAACACCAAATTTTGTTAAAACACCTTCAACTACATCACCCAAACCACGGGTTTGAAAATCTTCTTGTGTTACATCAAGGTTAATACCTTTACTTTCCAATTCATTGATCACTTGATCCATTTCTTGTCTTACGTCGCTCATATCTTTTATTTTTGTTTATTATAAATATGGGACGCTTGTGCTTTCTACGCGCTAAGAATTATAACTCATCAAATTGTTTATCTAGATCTACAATATAATTTTCAATTTCTTCAATTTGTTCTTGAATAGCTAATTTAATCATATCTGATTTTTTAAGATAGGTTATACGTTTTTTATTGTATGGGCCTACTGTATATTCAAGGGTAATTGTTAAACCACAACTGGATTTAGCTCCTAATAGGCTTTCTCGGTGGTTAAATAGCTTTTCACGTTTTTCTTTTAATTCTTGAGCTTGTTTAAATGTTTCGTATTTCATAGTTTTAATTTAGTTTTTAAATATACATATATATCTTGTCGATGCCAAGAAATTTTTAAAAAGAAGAGATTTGGGGTTTACGGGCGTTTCCAAAAATGTGTGAAATGGAAATATATAATTATATATGGGGTCGATGGGGTTAAGGTTTTGTAAGGCCTGCCTTTACTCTAAGTCCTTCCACTTCCGCGTCCCCGCCATATTGACAACGGCGCGCGTGGGGACGTATCCGGGCATTATTACCATATATATACCGCCGGCGTACCGCCCCCATGCCCCCTTCCCCCTTTAGAGGGGAAGATCTCCTTCTTCAATTTTATACTCTGCCCAATTCACTCTTCCCGGGAGCAGGTCTTCAAACCCCTCAATTGCCTCAACTATGTCATGCTTTATACCTGCCGCTTCTAATACTGTTAAACCGTTTGTATCATAACCCATGGCATTTAAAAAATCCATAACCGCCAAGAATTGATCAATCGTACTTACTTCTTTTACTTGATTTAACTTTTTCATAATCGTGCTTTTTTAATTATACACTGAATATACGAACTTGTTGTTTGTGCTTTGTTTCCTACCCACACACCTACCTTCTTCAAAGTAATAGAACTCTAAACACCCGTTCTCGCCCTTTACTGTTATGTTTCCTTCATCTAAATTACCGTCAATGTTTAAAATGCGGTCTTGGTTCTGTTGTATAAATTCGTGTGTGCTCATAGCCCCCGAAAGCCCGATTGCTCGGGCTCTGGAGGTTCTGGTTTGACTTAACTTATGCTTCTACTTTAATTGCTTTAGGTCTTCCACGACGCAACTCACCATTGGCACGCTTTGCTTCTAACTCAGCTAAACGTACTTGCCTTGCACTGTTTGGATTCACAGGTCGTCCTTGACCAATACCTAATGCTTTGTTTTCAGCTTGCTTGGCTAAACGAGCTTGTCTTTCACTGCTTGTATCTACAGGACGGCCTCGTCTCAATTCGCCATTTGCTCGCTTTGCCTCTAATTCTGCTAAACGGATTTGACGTACTGAACTTGCATTCACAGGTCGTCCTCGCTTGCCTGTTGTTTCTTGCTTGTTCATTCCTGCAAGCATTTCTTCTAATACTACGCTTTTCATTGAATGCGCTTTCTCAATTCCTGCTGCTTTTGCTGCTGCTACTAATTCATTTCTGTTCATAACTCTTATTTTTTTAATTATACACTAAATATACGAATTTAATTTAAACCAAATTTTTCCTTTATTACTTTTAAACACTCAACACAACCTACTTCTTCAATGTTTTCGTTGCGGGCATGGTTTGTACTTAATGCTGGTGTGCCACACAAATTGCCTGTGCCTGGCCCAAATCCACTTTTATAAGCATGTGCTGTTCCGGACCATACATTACCTTTATTTCCAAAAATGAAAAAACCTGATCCTAATTCTTTAATGTTTACCTTTTTCATAACTTTTTTTTTCTTAAATATACGAAAATTAGATTGAGCAATTCATTCCATGCGCAAGGCAATTATAAACTACTAAACAAATAAATGCCACTAACACTCCCGTTAGTATAATCACTTCCAAATTTTTAATAATTAACTTCATAACCTTTTTTTTTATTTAAATATACGAATTTTACTTACGTTGTTTGTTTCCAACACCGAAAGCCCACTTACGTGAGCTTCCGATGCCGTATAATTAAAAACCTTATCCTTGTACTAAAATGTTCTTATACGTTTCTAACATTTCAGCTATCTGCTGGGCGTTTCCTTTCACCCCAAAATACCACTTCACATCACTAATCTTCCATGCTCGGTGTGGTTTGATTCCTTTGCTATACAACTTACAATCACGAATGGATGTAATTAGGTTCCAATAACCCATAGGCATTTGTCCGTTGTTCACACTAATGCTTTTTCCTAAATCAGCTTGGAACTTTGTTCCATCAATAGCTTTAATCATTTGTTCTAATTTCATAACCTTTTTTTTCTTAAATATACGAACTTAATTTAAATCAAACTGTTCCTAATTCAAATGAATTATGGAATGTTCAAATATTAAAATGTGGGGCAAAACCACAATTTCAATTGGATTTACCAACTGGATTACTCTGTCTTTCTTTGGTTTCATAATAACACCTCCATTAAAATAAATTTCACTAATATAACTCCAATAGCTAATCCTAATACAAATAATAATTCCATAACCTTAATTTTAATTTGCTTAAATATACGAATTAATCTTCATTAACTTTGTTCCTGTGTTTATCTTTCCTGGTGTATTTCTTTTTATTCTTATACACGTTTGGACGGGTTGCCATCCTGATTTCCTGAACTGTTACTTCAATTGTTTTCATTTGCCTTAAATATACGAAAATTATTTTAATAAAAGATGTCCTGAGCAGTAAAATGGCCTGCAAATAATTGCAAGCTTTTTTAAATCCTGAGCCGAAATACACTTGTAGTGCCTAGGAGTATTGATGTGCCCTATACGCTGTTTCTACTCTTTAACCGTTTCCCGTGTTATTCAGTTATACATATGGGTAATTTCTATTTTTTCGGTTTTCCACAACCGCATCCACCGCCGTTTTCCATTTTTTTATTATACATATTCACCCCCCTTTCCCCCATACCCCCGGGGGGAACATTGATTTTTATTGCTTTTTGTATATACTTTTGGAAAGGGTTAAAAAGGGGCGAGGCGATGAATGTGGGGGTTAGACATACCATTTTTTCACACTACCTACTATGCCCTGTTCATTCCACATACTATA